TTTGAACAAAATACTGCTACTACTAGAAACGCATTCTTAAACCAAATCAACCCATACTTAGACAGTGTGGTTCAAAGACAAGGTTTATACGCTTATAAAGTAGTAATGGATGAATCAAACAATACACCAAGTGTAGTAGATAGAAATCAATTAATTGGTCAGATTTACATTCAACCAACTAAAACTGCTGAATTTGTGATCTTAGATTTCACAATTTTACCAACAGGTGTTGAATTCCCATCCTAAGCAATATTTATAATTAACAAACAATAAATACAGAGAGAACATGCCTATATTAAACGCAAACGAAATGATGTTTACCCAGTATGAACCTAAAGTTCCAAACAGGTTTATAATGTATGTAAACGGTATTCCATCATATATAATCAAAGGAGTAACTGCCGTAAATTTTGATGATGGAGAAATTATTCTAGATCACATTAACACTTATAGAAAAATCCGTAGTGGGAAAAGATTATGGGGAGACATGACATTTACATTATTTGACCCAATCGCTCCATCAGGTGCTCAGGTAGTAATGGAATGGGCTCGTTTAGCATATGAATCTATTACAGGTAGAGCAGGTTACTCGGATTTTTATAAAAAAGACATTACATTTAATGTTTTAGGTCCAGTTGGTGACGTAGTATCAGAGTGGGTAATCAAAGGAGCTTTCATTAAAACAGGAAACTTTGATGATTACGATTGGTCAACATATACCGAAGCCGTAAACCTTACTCTAACAATTGGAATGGATTATTGTATATTGAATTACTAATACAAGAATTATATTAAATATAAAGAACCCAACAGAAATGTTGGGTTTTTTTATAAGAAACATTCTTTCGTTATATTTATATATATAAAAATAAAATTTAAGTTTATGACAGATTTCAAATTTCCAACCGAAATTATTACTTTACCATCTAAAGGTCTTGTTTATCCTGAAACATCACTATTAGCTAAAGGTGAAATTGAAATGCGCTATATGAGCGCTAAAGATGAAGATATTTTAACTAATATTAACTTTATTAAACAAGGAACAGCAATTGATAAATTACTAAAATCTCTAGTAGTATCACCTATTGATTTAGATAATTTAATTACAGGAGATAAAAATGCTATTTTATTCGCTGCTCGTATTTTAGGATATGGACATGATTACACATTTTCATTTAAAAATCAAGTAACAGGTAAAGACGATGAATATACTGTTGATTTAACTCAATTAGATGAAAAACCATTAGATGAAGCGTTATTTGTTCAAGGTAAAAATGAATTTGATTTTACCTTTCCTAAATCAGGAAATAAAATAACTTTTAAGTTATTAACAGGTAAAGATGAAAAATCTATAGAAGCTGAAATTAAAGGATTACAAAAAATAGATGCTAATGCTTCATATGAAAACACAACACGTTTAAAACATATGATAACATCTATTAATGGAAAAACAGACAAAGTATCAATCCATGATTTTGTAGACAATTACTTTTTAGCACCCGATTCAAGAGCATTTAAAAAATATTACTACGAGATATCTCCAGATATAGACACTACAATCACTATTGATAAGGATGGATACGTACAGGAGGGCGTAGTTATCCCTATCGGGGTTAGCTTTTTTTGGCCTGACTTCCAAATATAGAGAATATTTATTCACTAAAATCCATGAAATATGCTTTTATGGACAAGGTGGTTACGATTGGGATACAGTATATAATTTACCAATAATGTATCGTGAATTTATTTATCATAAAATTCGTGAACATTACGATAAACAAAAAACAGACGCTGAAAAGCAACAAAAAATGATGCAATCTAAAACAGCAACAACTGTTAAACCACCAATCAACCCAACATACACAGCAAAAGCCCCACGAAAGTAGGGCTTTTCATATTTATTCATATAATATATTTTTATGGCAGATCAATTTGATAAAGATAAACTAGATGATTATAACGATTCGTTAAGAGAAACCCTTAACTATTCTCGTCAACTTTCTGAAAACGTTTTACGATTAGCAGGAAGAATGGCTAGCTTAACACAAGAAGCTAGAATGACTCGTCGTTTAACTAGTGAACTAGAAAGTGATGTTAGAAAAACTATAGGACTTACTGATAAACTTTATGCGGGTAAATTAAAAGAAAAAGAAGCTCAAAACCAATTAAATCAACTTCAAAACAAATATCAAAAATATATAGAGAATGCTGCTAATAGTTCTAGTCAGTTAGGTAAATATTTAGCAGAAGTAAATCAAAAACAACTAGATTATCAAAAACAAATAAATACTCTACTAGCAGACGAATCTCAAATAAAATCAGAAATTAGACAAGCTGATTATAGTATAGATGTATTACAACGAGAAATAGCTGAAAAAGAAGCCCAAAAAGTTAATGCTAATGTAATCCAACGCCAGCTATTACAAACTCAAATAGATAATAATAAAAATCTAGTTAAAGAGCTTCAACAGGAAATCCAAGCATATGAAAGTATATCCAGAGAAAATCAAAGAAATTTAAATAAAACCCAAGAACTACTTACAGCTACTGAAAAAATTATAGAAGCTAATGACGCTATAATTGCCGGGTATCAACAATTAATTAAAGATGGTGAAACTTTAGTAGCAGGTGCAAAAGCATATTCTAATACAGTTGAAGGATTAGGAGAAAAATTTAAAGATATTCAAAGTTTATTAGGCCCTTTTGTAGCAATATTTAATTTCTTAAAAAAAGTAGCATTTGATGTTTCTAATCAAGTTACCCAACTTCAAAAAGGTTTGATGTTATCATCTGATGAAGCATACCAAGTAAGAAATGAATTTAATGAATTAGCAGTAGCATCTGGAAATGTTCTTATTACTACTAATGCTTTAGTAGCATCTAATGCTGCTTTAGGTAAACAATTAGGATTTAATGCTCGTTTTAGTGATGATGCTGTTGTTGAGTTTACAAAATTAACTAAACAGATAGGATTAAGTGAAGAAGCAGCTGGTGGTTTAGCTAAATTATCTAAAGCTAATGGTATGACTCTAGAAGAAACTAAAACCACAGCTTTAGGAGTATCACAAGCTTTATCTTCACAATACGGAATACAATTAGATCAAAGAGAAGTACTTGAAGAAGTAGGTAAAATATCTGGTCAAACATTAGCTATGTTTAAAGGTAGTGTTCCTGCTCTAACACAAGCTGTTGCTCAAGCAAAACTTTTAGGAACTAATCTAGAAACAACTAAAAAACAAGCATCTGCATTACTTGATTTTGAATCATCTATTGAAAATGAATTACAAGCAGAATTAATAACGGGACAACAATTTAATCTAGAAAGAGCAAGATCTGCTTCATTAATGGGTGATTTAACAACGGTAATGAAAGAACTTAATAATCAAGGTGTTGATTTTAATAAGTTTTTTAACATGAATGTTATTGCTCAAGAAAAAATGGCAGCAGCATTAGGATTATCAACAGATGAATTATCAGATCAGTTATTAAAAGAACAATATATGAACATGTCTAGAGAACAAGTAGTTGCTCTAGCAGGTGAAGAAGCTGCAAAACGTTTAGAAGCAGTTAGTGCTCAAGATAAATTTAATGCTGCTATGGAAAAAATGCAAGATTTATTTGCTAACATAGCAGGTGGTCCTTTAGGACAATTAGCTGAAATGATGGCTGGGTTATTAGATAATTCTGCTGCCTTATCTGTTATTTTAGGAACTATAGCAGGTTTATCTATGACTAAATTAATAATAGGATTAGCTGGAGCAGCAGTTCAAGCAGGATTATTAGCAACTGGTGCTTTAACAGCAAATGCTGCTATTTCTTTTGGAGTTGGTACAGCATTAGTAGTAGCAGCTCTTGCTGCGGGTATGGCGGCTTACAGCAGCGCTCAACAACAAGCAACACAAATTGGTGATATGTCTTATGCAAACGGTAAAACATTAATATCAACTGCAGAAGGAGGATTATTTGAACCAAGCCCAAATGATGAAATAGCAGTGGCACCTGGTATAAGTGATATGATTAACAGACCACAATCAGCCGCAGTTGTTCAAGATAATTCATCAGTAGTTAATGCTATTGCTTCACTTAATGATACTATGAAAGGTGTTAAAGATGGTGTAGGACAATTATATACTAAAAAATCTGACATTAAATTTAACGTAGATAGCCAAAATTTCGGAACAGCTCAGATTATGGGTACCTATACCTTGGCCTAATTAAATATTTATAATAAACAATTAAAACAACATAATTATGGGATTATTAAACTTATTACAAAACGGAACAAGTAACCTAGGATGGGACGGAGGTCAAGTACCACCAGTTGCTCAACCTAACGTTAGACCAAACCCTCCAGGATCTCGTCATGATGAATATTCAATTAATGGAAATCCTGCAATTAGAGCAATTGGTGCCGGATTCGTACCATACATTCCACCACCATCAATTCTAGAAGAAGGAGACCCAGCAAATACAGCTGAATTCAGAAATGCACCTGGATCAAAATATCTAGACAACCCACCAACATAATAAATTAATTAATGGCTATATTCCAACAAGCAACATTAACTAATTTAAGAGGTTTAAGATACGGAAATGATACAATAGGAGGAGGAAATAGTGGTGAACCATATATCACCACTGCTATTCCTCCAGCTCTTCAACAACAAGTTGAATCTACAAACATATGGAACTCCGATAGTGGTTTAATACGTGGTGGATTTGTTGGTGCAACAAGAGCTTCTGTTACTGATCTTGCTCGTATAGGTAAATTTCTTAAAGATCCACCTAGAGGTCCAATGTTTATTATTAAACAAGTTGGACTACAGTTATCTAACCCACAGTTGGAAGCACCTAGAGGTGCTGGGGCTGTTTTAAACAATGTATTACAAGGAAACTTTAGTACACTTTTTGGAGGTGGTGATAATTTTAATGCTAATATAGGTGCTACCCGTATTTACAATGGGGGTATTAATACATTACTCCAAGTACCTGTTAATGCTTTTGGAGGTCATATTGTTAGACATGGTTTATTACCTATCGAATCAGATAGTGCTAAATATGAAGCTGTTGCTAGAAACAACGATCCTCTAAATGAAGATGATGGAGGAAAAAATAATAGATTAGTTAGATTAAAAGCTAAATTAGAACCTAATGAAAATGCCGATATAGCTCGTTATATTAGTGGTCCTGGTTCTGTTGATGGTATAGGAATTACTACTATTCCACGTTATTATAATACTTTAACTAACAATACTAGACCTTATATACCATTAGATACTCCATTATTTATAGATCAAGAAGGGAATAATGCTAATAATACAGATTATTCTAGTTTAGGACAGTTATATATACGTCCTTCCTTAAATTTAAACTATTATAATGCTCAAGGAGTATCACTCCAATATTTCGACAATTTCCCAGGTTTAATAGAAGAAGAAAATCATTTTCTTATACCTGAAGAAGGTAGAAATAACAATTTAACTCCAAACAGCCAAATTGATCAAAATGTTATTAAGTATTCTGCTGATGGTAAAACATATAATGCTTTAAAAAAAGCTATTGATGATCAACAAGAAAAAAATCAAATTGGTAACGTAACTTTACCTACAGAGGTAAAAATACCTTTTCCTGTAGGAAATTCAATAGAAACTTTTACAGTTACAACTCCTATTAAATTTACCCCTACAGGAAGATCAAGAAATGGATCATTAAATTTAAGTACAAACAATATAGACACCAGACTAGGTTTAGCTCAAGCTGAAGGATATGGTGCTAAAGACAGTGTAAATTTAACACCTGTATTTTTATCTGATATTGCTCCTAATACTGCAATATTAATAAACGGAAAAAAATATGGTACTAGAGATATAATTAAATTTAGAATTGAAGCTGTAAATAATGATAACCCAACAGGTCCAAGTGCTTGGATGGTATTTAGAGCATATCTTAAAGATATAACAGACACACCAAACCCAACATGGAATACAGTTAATTATGTAGGTAGAGGAGAACCATTTTACATTTATAAAGGATTTGAACGTAGTTTATCTTTTACACTTCAGGTAGCAGCAATGTCTGAAGAAGAATTAAAACCAATGTGGCAAAAGCTAAATTATCTTTATTCAAACACAATGCCTGATTACAGCAATAATGTAATGAGAGCTCCATATATGAGATTAACATTAGGAGACTACATGTTTAGACAACCAGGTATAATTAAAAATTTAACATATACTATAGGTAATGATTCACCTTGGGAAATAGCATTAGATGAACCTGAAGTAGGAAGTTCATTATATGAATTACCACATGTAATGACTATACAAATGACTTATGCTCCTATACATGATTTCTTACCACGTAAATTCCCTTCAGCATTTGGAGACCCACTTAAAAATTGGAGTAACTTACCAGCATTTGTAGCTGATAGACAAACAAATCAATATGGAACAGAAGATAATCCGTGGTTGACATCTATGTACAATACTTCTACGGTAGGTAATATTAAAAATTTAGGTATACTTCCTGTTGGAAAACTACCAACCAATTAATATATTCATAAATTATGATATACGATAATTCAGACATATTAACTACAAATATTAATTCACCATTTGGTGCTGGGAAACAGTATTACAAAGCAAAAAAATTTCCACCTATACCACCCTCAGAAAGTGATATATATGTTATTACTACAGTAGGAGATAGATTAGATTTACTTGCTTTTTCATATTATAATGATGCTTCGTTATGGTGGGTTATATCGGGAGTAAATAATGGAGTTACATTTGGTTCTATGTTTCCTGAACCTGGTACACAACTTAGAATTCCTATTGATATAAATGAAGTATTAAGTAGTTTTAATAACACAAATTAATAAGTTATCTCCCTCCCCCCTTC